AAATTAAACCAGCAACGCACAGAGATAAAAAATTATTATTAGAAATATTTAATTCAAACAAATAAAAAATATAAACATGGCACAAAATAAACCAATAGGAGTTAAAACATTTTATGTTAAAAATGAAGATAGAGAATTAGTACAAGAATTTGTTGATATACATTTAGCTAAACAGAAAGAAGCAAAAGAAGAGGGTAGAGAGTGGAGAAAATACAGTTATTCTTCTACTTTAGTTGAATTTATGAAAGCATATGTTAAACGCAATAAATCTTAGTTATGTATAGGCACACAAAAGAAGAGTTAAACACAATTCATCATTATAAACTTCAGGATCAAATGGAGCAATGGCAAGTTGAAGATGAAACATTAAGAATTAATGAAGCTGTTAATGGTGTTAAAGTTAGTGTAGATTGGCATAAAAACATTTTACACACTATGAACACCACATTAAGCAAAGATTCTCTTAAAATGCTTTTAAATGCCTTTATGAAACATACAGAACAACTAAACAAAATAAAAGCAGATTTCAACATAACTAATTTACTATGTGATAAACTACTTTTAGAAACTAAACACTTAACTAAAGTAACACTAAACAAAATTCAAAATGGCTAACAAAGATCAATTAAACACACTATTTAAAAAGTATGAACTTGAAAAAGAAGATACATTTAAACACAAGCACTATAATATAATAACAAGAAGCGGAATAGATAAAATAATGGCTAAAGCTGGTATTCATATAGAATATAACTTAGAACATTATAACCCTGAGTTAAAAACTTGTATTATTAAAGCTACTGGTTATAAACAAGATGTTACCATAGAAACTTATGGAGAATGTTCACCAGAAAACAACAGAAATGCTTATGTAGTAGCTCTTGCCGAAAAGAGAGCAATGAGCAGAGCTGTTTTAAAGCTATGTGGTTTTTACGAACTTGGCGGTGTATTTGGTGAAGATGAAGCAGATTCATTTAAAAAATAAATAAGATGGGAAAAAGCATATATAAGAACTACCTAAACAAAGCTTTATCTAATTTAGATAACACTTTAGAAGAAATAGAAGAAACTGTTCATAAGGGAAAATATGAGCACATGGAAAAAGCAGTAAAATATAAAGTAATTTTAGAAGTATTAAGTGAATATTATAAAAAGTCAAAATAATGAAAAAAGAAACACTATATAACATAACAGAAAACTACATTGATCTATTAAATAAAATAGAATTAGCTGAAGGTGAAATAACTGAAGAGGTTAGCCAAGAGTTAGAAATCAATGAACAACAACTTCAATCTAAATCAATAGCTTACTTATCAGTAATTAAAAACAAAGAAGCTTTAACAATGCAAATAGATGAAGAAATAAAACGCTTACAAGCACTTAAAAAGCATCATAACAACATTACAAAGAATCTAAAAGATAGGCTGTTAAATGCAGTTAATTTGTTTGGGCCTTTTGAAGTTGGCTTTACAAAGTTTAGCACCAGAAAAAGCGAATCTGTAATAGTTGAAGATGTTAACAGCTTACCTAAAGATTTTAAGGTTATTAAAGTTACTGAGCAAGCAGATAAAAAAGCAATTAAAGAAAGTTTAAAAGCTGGTAATAAAATAGAAGGTTGTACAATTCAGGAAAACAAAAACCTTAAAATTAATTAATGGTTAATCCAAAACAAGAATTTAAAATTAAAGTAGTTTCAATATGTTTGTTATTGTTTTTAATAACAATATTATTTGGAATATTAACAAGTTAAATTATAAATCAAAAAACAAATAAAAATGAGTGAAGAATTAAAAGTAACTGGGCACATAATTAAAGTGCAAGATGTAGAAAGTGGAATTTCTAAAAATGGTAAAGAATGGCAAAAGCTAAGTTTTATTGTAGATACTAAAACAGAGTATAGTAATATCTATTGTTTTGAAATTTTTGGATCTGATAAAGTGGAGAAGTTTAATAAGTGGAATAAAGAAGGCAGTAAAGTAACTGTTAGCTTCAATGTAAATTGTAGAGAATACAAAGGTAAATATTATACTTCATTAATGGCTTGGAATATCTTTAATGAATTTTCAGATGCACCAACAGAAGCGGAAAAAGAAAGAAAAAGTAAAAATCTTTTAGATAATGGAGTAGGTAAAGCACCAGCTTTAGAACAAGATGCTACTTATTCTGAAGATGATTTACCTTTTTGAACAAAACACTTTGTAAGTGAAGGCTGGAGAATTGTTAACTGATGAGTTTATAACCGAGCAATTAACGCTTGGTTATACGCTCCCAGAACTGGCGAAAATGTGGGGTATAAATTATACAAGGTTATGCCACAATTTAACCATTGATAAAAAGAATTTTAATTACTTCGATGATAAACTTGAAATAACTGGTAAACGTGAACCATACTATCAAAACGAAATGGAATATGGCAAAACAAGAACCTATAAATTTAGTGAACTTAGCGAAAATGAAAAAGAATTTTATAAAGAATCATTAAAATATAAATAAAAATATGGCTTGGAGTGATAAGATAGAAGTAAAAAAAGGAGATATAGGAGAAAAGATAATTCAAGAATATCTTGAACAAAAAGGCTGGGTAATTTATAAACCAGTAACAAAAAAAGCTCATTGGTTTGATAACATGGCAACAAGAAACAAAAAAAATATTATTGCTTTTGATGTTAAAACTAAGGCAAGATTAAATAAAATAGCTGCTACTGGAATTGAAAAAAAACACTACTTAGATTATAAAAGATTTGCTTCTAATACTGAAATACCTTTTTACTTATATTTTGTAGATGATAAAGAAGGTAAAGTATATTATAGGTTATTAAAAGATTTACCTGAGCCATTTGAGCTTAACAGCACTACTGTTTGTTGGTATCTTGAAGATTTAAAATATATCTTTTCATTAACTGAAGATCAAAAAAATAATCTTTCTAAATTTGATAATAGAAGTTATAAATTTAATCCAGTATAAATTATTATATTTGTACTGAGGTTGTGCCGATCATCACGTAAAAGGTTTTTTGACTTCCTTTTCCTCATTCTTTTTTTTAAGTCAAAACATAAAAAAGTTAAATTATGCAACAAGGTTGGATAAAAATCCATAGGCAATTATTAGAGTGGGAATGGTATGATGATTTAAACGTTAAGGTTTTATTTTTTCATCTACTGCTAAAAGCAAATCATAAGCCTAAAAAATACAAAGGTAAATTAATTGAAATAGGTCAGCTTATTACTGGCTTAGAAGTTCTTTCTAATGAAACTGGTTTAAGTATTCAAAAAATAAGAACTGCAATTTCTAAGTTAAAATCAACAAACGAAATAACAATTAAAACAAGCTCTAAAGGTACTGTTATTCAGATAGTTAACTATACTAAATATCAAATAGCAACAAACGAACTAACAAACCATCAACAAACGAGCAACAAACCATCAACAACTAACAAGAATGTAAAGAATGTAAAGAATGATATTAAGCAGCGTAAAGCAGAGTTTAAGAAACTCTTAGCAAAGCATAAAGATGTTTATGTTTTAGAAATGATTAAAGATTTTTATGAATACTGGACTGAGCATAGCCCAAACGATAAAAAACTTAGATTTGAAAAGCAAACAAGTTTTGATGTAAACAGAAGATTAAAAACATGGTTAAAGAATTCTAAACAAACTTACACTTCTAAAAACTATAAACCACCTACTTATGGCAATTAAAAAATGGTATAAAGCAAATGAAAAGATAACTGAGCTAAACAAGCTTAGAGATATAGGTCATACTAAAGGATATTCTGTTGGCTGGGGTTTTGATAGTTTACCAATAACAATAAAATCAGGTTGTACAACTTATGTAGCTGGTGCTCCTCACGATGGTAAAACAGAATTTTGGTTAGAGATATTAATAAATTTATCAGTAGAGCATAATTTACGTCATGCAATCTTTACACCTGAAACAGGAAGCATAGAAGATATAATTTCTGAATTATGTTTTAAATACATTGGTAAGCCATACATTAAAACTCAAGATAATGCTATGACTGAATCAGAAAGAATAGCTGCAGAAATGTTTATAGATGAATTCTTTTATATTATTGATCCGTTAGATGATAGTATGACTGCTAATGATTTTTATAAATTAGTTGATGAAATTGAGATTCAGGAAAATAAAAGAATACACACAACATTAATTGACCCATTCAATGAATTATCCCATGACTTTAGCAAAGATGAAGGAAGGCAAGATTTGTATATTGAACGTATTTTAGGAGATGTAAGAAAGAATGCAAGAAAAACCAATAGGCACAATTGCGTAATAACACACGTTAGAGATCAAGCTCCAGTAACTTCTAATAATGTAACTTTTTTTCCAATGGCAACAGCAAGAGAAATTGCTGGTGGTCAAGCTTGGTTTAGAAAAGGTTTATTAATGATAATTGTTTGGCGGCCACCATACGGTTTGAATGATGAATTTGGCATAGCATACCAAAAAAACGAAGTTAAAATAAGGGTTGTAAAGAGTAAGCCTAAAGGAGTAAGTGTTAATGGTACTTATACAATGTTTTACGATACAG